CCGTTGTTCCGGAATCAGAGCCAGCAGTTAAACTTGCCGGCTTGTGCAGATAATGTATTTCAACCGTGTAATTTGAATCTGGTATCGGGCTTAACTCAAAAGCAGTGTCGTCAAACAAGCTATAGTATTTGGGCCTTCCCGTTACACTTGTTGTAGGGCTGTATTCTTTTAAAAAACTGGCGTGTTTGAAATCAAGATAATGGTATTTACTGTTTGATATTACCGCCACGCTAAAGGGTGCGTAAAAATCTGTTGGGGTTGCCAAAAACCTGTTTGAAGCTGTCGCAGTACCTTGCACGTTTTTTCTTTGTACAGGCAGCTGTACATTGTTAAATATGCGATCTTCCGCTTCTGTGATAAACGTATTCAAGTTTGATGTGAATGTAGTCTCAGTAGACTCCAGGTAATCTTGAACCGTTGATTTTAATGTTGCTAATGTAAAACTCATGTTATTTCTATGGTTACCTCCCCGACACTACAAGATATTTCGTATGTCGTTAAAACTGTCCCAAGTATACCATCTTGCACATTTGTGTACACCATAAACTTATTGTTGTCGTCTGAGGTATCAGGCCTGGCATTTTTGATAGCCTGAGAATCTGCGGGGTAAGGCTTTCTATCTAGCTGTGGATGTTTTGGTGACCATTGATCTGGACCAACCAAAAGGCCGTCCCAGGTCATTTTCATGTCTCTTAGCTTGTAACGAAATCCTGTAATGTCACATATTCCGTAAGCATTTTTTCCACTAGCTATTGCCATAGTTAAGCAGAATTGTAACCGCTTAGCCTCGGAGCAACCCTAAAACTTGATCGGTCCTCATCTTGTGCTTTGGCGCGGTCAAACTCTTCCTCGTATAGTTGTTTTAACATACCGGATTTTTCTGGTGCTTTTTTTAAGCTCATATAATAAGCCAGGCCAGCAGCTAAACACGGGTAAAATCTAAATGGCACGTCTAATGTATTAGCGCCAGCGTCTGCGTCGTCCATCCTAGTCAACACATTCATGTAAACCGTATAAGTGCTAGATTTATCTGGTACCGGCCAAACAGTGATTGTCGGCGTGGTTTGTTTGTTTACAAATACCTGGTTAGGCTTGCCTGTTGTAGATTTTGTAGCCAGGTGGCTGTATTCAGCTCGGCTCATTCTATTTAACGGCATATCTGTAGTGGTATTGTTTGCTGTTTCTCTTATGTAAATATCTAAAACATCGATCGGAGCTGTAGCGTTGCTACTGTCAATGTTGTATGTGCCGGTGTCTTTTACCATGGCAACGGTTTTTTCTGTAACCGTCCATTGATTGAGGCCCCTGTTTGCCCACTCAGCTAACATTAAGTTAAGACTTCTCGTTGCTGATTTTAAGTCGTAACCAGTTCTAAGCTCTAGCCCACAGCGCTCAAATGCCTCTTCAACGTAGTCTGCTACGTCTAGTTCAAAATCTTTTGATCCCGATAAAGCCATTTAATCCTCGTATAAGTTATCGAAAGTTATTGCCGGATCTAAATAACTTTCATGTCCTTCCGCGCTATGCGCCCACTGCGATGGTTTAAAATCTGGAGCGCCTTCACCTGTAACCCAAAGAGCTGGGCTTGTGGCCCTTACTCGGTTGTTAGGCAGTGCAACCAGATTGCCTTTCCATTCGCAATCTTCTGTTATATATAATACATGAGATTGCTTGTGTTGTGCAGAATCATCTGCTATGTCCGAATCTGTGTAGTCAACCGTAAACAAATATTTAGCCTGGTAAAACTCTCCACCAATCTTTGCTATCCATGGAGATGAGCTTACGCGATCCATAACAGTAACCGCATGGTGCCTAGATTCACAATCCCATGGTTGTGCTAAATGATCTTCCATAGGCCTTGGAAACTCTTCTAAAGGCATATCGAAAACCAGCCCTTGTATTGGCATTCGCGCCCACATTGCTCCGCCGTGTATATTGCCTTCATCGTTGTCTTCACAATCTGACTCGCAGCCAGTAAAAACTACTTGAAAGCTTAATGATCTATCTGGAATGGTGTTGACGGCTATAACGAGCGCATGAATATACTCGTCGTGATACTTTTCGTGGTTGTGAGTAAACTCCCGCCTAACCCAACATTTAAAGTGCGGGACGTTACTTATGAGGTAAGACACGGTTTACCTCTTGGATTTTTTATTCATCGCTCCGCCTTTAGACTTCTTCATCATAGATCCGCCTTTAGACTTTTTAGCCATTTTTCCGGCCGTGTTTGGTATTAATGGTCCACCCTTAGACATTTTCATCATAGAGCCGCCCTTGGATTTTTTGTTCATAGATCCACCTTTGGACCTTTTCATCATGGATCCACCTTTAGACTTTTTATTCATGGATCCGCCTTTGGATTTACGTCCGTATAAACCGGAATTTCCCATAGCTTTATTTGGCATAATTTTTCTCCTTAACTAATTGTATCACCTTATCTTCTTCTGCCGAGCATTCCACCTCTTACGCCGCCTATGCCCCTTGTTATTGGTGCTGGTTTTGGCATAACTGGATCTGAGATAACTCTAGGCAAAGGCCCAGGGATAATTGGTGACGGTATAACTGGTGATGGCATCGGCATTGGCACTTTAACCGGTGGTGGGCTACGTTTTATTGGTAACGGTGCTACTTTAACCGGTGGTGGGCTACGTTTTATTGGTAACGGTGCTATCTTGCCTGGTGGTCGCACTTTTATAGGATCAGCTACTCTTATGCGCCCTGGACCTTTTACTGGCACTGGCATTGGTGCTGGATCACTAAACAAAGGGTTATCAAACTCATTGATTGGTGGTACCGGCATTGGCATAGGCTCTGGTAACATTTTTCCTGGAGGTGGCGCTATTCTGGGTCCTTTAACCGGCATTGGTCTAGGCGTTGGAATAGGCCTTGGTGTTGGAGCTGGCTCCGAAATCCTTATAGGCTCTGGCAAACTAATACCAGGTACTATCGGTTCCATTTTAGCCAAGCTTTCACGAATCCTTTCTAAATCTACTCCTGGTATATCAAATGCTGGATCGGGCTGCGGTATAGCCGTTGCCCTATCTCTGCCGCCAAATATAGGTACACCGAGATCATCTACAGCAGTAGACATATCTTGTGGTGGTATTGGTCTTCGGCCACCACCTGGACCCATAATTGGATTGCCGGCCTCATCATAAAGATACTCTGGTCCAGCCGTTCCTAATGGGAATCTGCCAAAACCTGGACCACCCATAGTTCCGAGCATCATGTCTCTAGGATCTTGTTCAATAGAAAAACCAGGTTCTCCTGGCACAGATCCGCTATCGAACATATCGCGTTCGTCTACGTCGGGTCTTTCTATTGGAGTTGGAGGTGGCGGTGTTGGTGCCAAACCAAACTGTTGTAAGAATGCGTTTCTTTGTTCTTCTCCTAGTCCGCCATATAAATCAGCTATAGATGGAGGTGGCGTTGGTGTTGCGCCAGCTGGCGGTCCTCCTATTGGTGCGTTAAAGTCATAACCCTCAAAGCCTGGTGGTGTAACAAACTCAAATCTGCCACGAGGCCTAAAGCCTCCACCCATGTAAGGGTTGAACCCACCACCCATATAGGGGTTAAAGCCACCGCCCATCATTGGGTTAAATCCTCCACCCATCATTGGGTTAAAGCCACCGCCCATCATCGGGCTAAATCCACGGCCCATCATGCCGCCCATTCTGGGCCTGTGTTGTTGGTAAGGGTTGTAACCACCCATTCCGCCGAAAAGACCACCTAAACCGCCACTAAACCGGCTTTGTCTAGGAGCAAATCCCATTGGCCCCCTGTTGAACATCTGATTTCTAAAAAATGACATAGTTTTTTACCAGTTTTTGCAAGACCAATATCTGGCTGTAAAATTATCTTTAGCAGTATCGCAGCTATGTCTTGCTCTAAAATTTTTCCTTCGCCCTGGGTTGCTCTTCTTAATAGTCATATTAGGATCGCCATACCTTATGAGCTTTATTTGATCTCCCTTTTTAGCCAACACCTTAAACTTCTTTTTTGCGCCAGGTGTGCGGCTAGGTTTGTTAAAACCGGCAAAAGACTCACCTCTATAAGTGAGTCTCCCACCTTTGGTTCTTTTGGCATCTTTAATAGTTGCCATGTTTTTTTACGCCCTAAATACCGTCATTGTATTAAACGTCGCAGCTGTGTATTGCACATATATTCCTGTGGCAAAAACCATACCTTCGTCTGGAATAGTTATATCCCTGGTGGCCGTAGCATCTGCTACGGTTCCCACTTTGAATATTGATGTGCCTGTTGGGCTGCTTGTTAAAAAGTCTAATAGTCCGGCGGTAGCCGTGCATACAAGATTGATACCCTGGAATCTAGATCTGCCAGCAAATATTACATCCGCAGCTGAAGCATTAATGCCAGCTGAAACATTACCGGCTGGGTTTCCCACAGCCGTAATGCTTGCGACGGTTTTGAAATATGCGCTACCAGTAGCTGTACCAGCATTTGCACCTGTAATTGACTCTGTTTGAGCATCGCCATTTACATCGGTACCAACAACAGTAAATGATTTACTAGAATCATTTCCGGCGGAAAGTATTGTTACTATCCTTCCGGCATCAAACGT